AATTAAATGGTTGATTGTTCCTGCAATCATTGGGTCTTGCATGAACGTCTGGTGGACCGCAATGTGGGCATCGTGGTCTTGGTAGATGAACGCTTTCGTGGGTTTACCCTTCAGGAACGCCATGTTCTCGGAAACCGGGTCTTTCGGTGTAGCGTCGTCATCGATCGGGACAAGTTTCGCTGCGTTCTTGATCCCCAAAACCTCAAGCATCTGCCTGTGGAGGATCGGCAAGTCGTACAACTGTGGGGCTCCGGATGCCAACTGCAGGGCCGCTTGGTACTGCATGATCCGCTGCGCCATTGTTGCGCTGTTGGGGTCGGACACGGGGATAACCTCAACCAGATCGTAGTCGGACTGTTTAGCCTTGCGGTCCCCTGTCGAGGGTGTGTACGAATACTCTTCAGGGGCGTGATCCCGAATAATCGCTGACAGGAGCTTAAATTCCTGCTTCATCGAGTAGTGAACCCGGGCTTGAACCGCGCTCATGGTCTTCAGTGTGCGCTCCAACAGCGCCAAAGTCGTCCCCACAGGTGCATTTGCACTCATGTCGGAGATATTCATGTCACTGATAGCCCCAAGGCGGCGTGCCTCCTCAGTAATCTGGTTCAGCAAGGCCAACAGAACTTGGCTTGGCTCTTTATAGGGCAGCGGCATGATGTTGTCGCGCAAAGAACCGCTGGCAATGTCCACATCCCGGAACTCGCCGGGGGAGATTGGGGTGTCGTCGCCTTTAATGCGCAAACCACGCGTTTTCATGCCTCCGGGGAGGTTGCTCAACTGGCCAGCGTCGATCAGCTCTCGAATAATGCTGGTGCCGGCCCGGGCGTAGCCACCGATCAGGTGAATCAGGCCCATTCCGTACGCGCCAAAGCCGGGGATGTAGGTGTATTGGACGAAATGCTGGCGTTTTAGCTTCTGCTTGTCCGATTCTTCCCAGTTACGGTACACACTAAGGACGGTGCCAGTGCCTTTGTCCATCGTGACGATGTAGGGAAGCGCAACACCGTCCTCATCTTCGTACCCGGGCATGTCGTAATCGACTTGAATCTCCATCAACTGAAAGCGGTCGTCGTCATTGATGGTGTAGCCCTGCAATTCGGACTTTTTCTTCTCGATATCGGTGCTGATATAGACCGGATCACCGAGGTCTTCGTCAACGTAAAAGCCCGAGACCTGCAGTTTCAAGATTTCGTTCTTGGTTTTACGCATCATGTGGGTCACACGCTCTGCGGTCTGTGCGCTGCTGGCACCCCAAGGGATAATCACATCTTCAGCGGGGATAAATACGGACACTTGCCGGCCGAGTGACGGGTCAAAGTACACCTTCTTGAACGCGGAGCCTGCCAGCCCCAACGAATACAGCATCCGCTCGTGCTCTGGGCGGTACTCCTGCATCACTTCCGTGATTTGGTAGTTCATGTCGTCACGAACTCGGTTCGCAGCGTCAATCTTATCTTGATCTTCCTTCCCGAGTATCTCGACTTTTACGGGCCCCATCGCTGGGAAAGTCTCCATAATCGTCTCGGACTGAAATCGAATTGCCGCTTCAGCTAACACGGTTGAGTACACACCGCAGGCACCGTTCCAAGGCTCAGTACGCTCTTCGTACCGCATTCCCAAAACCTCCAAACCCTTGACGAATGTGTCCGCCCAATCCTTACGGCTGTTGATATCAGCCTCCACCATGTCGGCCAGATCGCTACCTAGCTGCAACAACGCACCTTTGTCCATGAACTCGGCCAGATTGGAACTGAAGTCCTCACCCTCGTCGGGGCGAATCTCAATATCCAAGTCCCCAAGGTGAATCGAAACCGACTCCGGGTCTTCGATCTCGATCTCAATAGGAGCCGCCTCAACGCCTGCGTCGATGCCCACCGGTGCGGGATAAAGTGCTTTGTCCATATTCGTAGCCATAGTGTTCCTTAGTAGTATGCCTTGCGCGGTACGCGAAGCTGGGCATCATCCGGGTCTTGCACGTCTGAGTTCAATTTTAGCAGGCCACCCTTGCGAATGCGAATCAGCGCCAGCGTCATGGTGTCAACATCGTCGTCATGCTCACCGCTTGGGAACGCCAGTATCTCCTCGACAACTTCGGTGGCCCACTGTGTTTCCGGGAACCACACTTGCCCGTTTGTGTACATGTCACTGACGGAGTTCATGCGCGCAATTTTATCCTGCCCCTTGCCCGGGCTGTAGTCCTGCACGAACAATCCAGACCTGCGCATCTCGTCGATCAGCGGCTGTCCGCTGGCTTTCGCCTCCACGATGATGCTGTCCGGTTCCCAATCTTGGGCTTGCTGCAGCGCCATCTTCTTGAGCTCTGGAAACTCCCACTTGCCCTTGACCCTGTTCAACAGGATCACGTTGTCCACACCGTCTTCGTTCTTCCACACACCCCATGTCTGGCAGGAGGAATAGTCCGAGCGCGTCTTCGTCGTCAGTGCCGTATCGAACGACTGCACAATAAAGTCAACCTGCGGTGCGTCCTCGTCCGGCCACCACTTGATATCCGAGCGCTTGATGATCGCAGCCTCTTGGGCTGTGGGGTTCTGCTGGTACTGTGCGTTCCACTGCCAAGCCGGCATGCTCGCTTTGGTACGCAGAAGGGATTCCACACTCCACTGCTCCGGCCATAGAGATTTCTGCACCACAGGGGGGGCGTCAGGATCAAAGTCTTCGTTGGCCGGGTCCGCCAGTGGATTAGGGGACTCCAGAATCGCCGGGAACTCGAACACTTCATACTGGTCACCCTCTTCGTTCAGGCTGCTATCTTTAACCAGACGCCCAATAAGATCGCGCTGGTGCCAGCGGGTATGTAGTATGCAAATCTTCCCACCCGGCATAAGGCGAGTGCGCAAACCTGCACGGAACCACTCATATATACCATCAAGGCTAGTTGTATTTCCACTTTTGATATCCTGCTCAGAGATTGGATCGTCCACCACGATCAAATGCGCCCCCCGGCCAGCAAGCGCTCCACCTACGCCCGTTGCGTAGACTTCGCCGCCTTTGGTCGTATTCCATTTACCTGCAGCCTTGGCATCAGCGGCAATCGCAACCCCGGGGAATATCGCTTTGTACTCCGCCGTCTGCATAAGGTTTCGCACCTTACGAGCCATGTCAACCGCAAGGTCCACTGTGTGAGACGCTACGATAAGTTTATGGTCTGGGTGCTTGCCGAGATACCAAGCTGGGTAGTAGATGGAAATCATCTGGCTCTTACCGAACCGAGGGGCCATCGAAACTGCAATCCTGTCTTTGTGTCCTTCTTCAACTTCCGAGAGCAACGCACCCAACCTCTTCAGGTGGGCACCAAACTTGTAAGCCGGATCGACAGCCGCAATAAACGCAAGGAAGTCCTGACGGGCCAGCGCCGTGCGCTTGCGCTCATCCAACTCATCCAGCAGCGCAAGCGTATGCGCCATCTCCTCGTGGGACATGGAACCCAGCTTGGCCAGCAGTTGTTCGACTTCAGTCATTGGTTGGTGGTGCGTTCAGAACGGCGTCGTTCCGCTTGAACTCGTCGGGGTCGATGGTCTTCATCAGGCGCTCACGCAGCAACTGCTCCAACTCTTCCGTCGGCCGATGGCGCAGGGTGACCTCAGTCTTGTCCGTAAACAGGCCCACGTCGGAAATCTTGCCAAGCAGTTCGTAGCACTTGAGCCGCACGCGGGGGTCTGGATTAGCAGAGTCCACGATCAGTTTGTTCGTGACGTACGTTCTGACTTGGGCAGCAGACTGCACCACCACCTTGTCGTACTCGTCCAGCAGTGCCTTGATATGCACGATAGTACCGGGGCTGGAAAGAATGGAGTCGGTGGGTCGGCGGTTGCCGGTGAATATGGAATGCGCTGCAGAGATATCCGCATCAGTGACTTCGATTTCGTCGGCTACGTCGGCCAAGCTATTGAACGCAGCAGTGATCCGCGCCTGAAGGTCTTCAAACGTCGGGGGGTATTCCGCATACGGGATGTCCGTGTCGAGTACTGGAAATTGCATTTAAATTGTCCGCAGCCGTGAGGCGATGTACCAAGTGTACTGGATTTTTAGAAAAATTTTATGAGGCTTGTTTTATTTCGATGGGGGGTGGGTTCTGTGGTTGGGGCTTGACATTGTTACGCTTTGAGTTGGCGTGGTCTATGGGAAAGTCGCACTCAGTGTAATCGCGGGTGGGACTCCGATTACCCAGAAGTGGTGGTGGGGGGCCGGTGGGTCGCCTAGGGATGGACTAATGGTTAGATACCGCTTGACACAGTGAAGGTATTGGGTTACATTATAGGTGTCGGTTGTTTAAGGGTTAGTTCTAACCTACGGCTGACATAAGGAAACTTCATGAATACGTCAATCAAAACCCCATCGTTCAACAATGCGGCTACCGCTATCATCAAAGCCTTGTCCGCTGCTGACAATGCGGCCGCAAAATACAGCGTGACCCTTGCAACCACAATGCAACAATACTTAGACACTTGCGCCATTTCGGGCATGTTACGCGACAACGCAATGGTTAAGGCTATCGGCAATGAAATCAGAACTTGTCAGGCCATGTTGGACGCAGTTGCTATCGGCATGCTAGAAAAGAAAACGGTCACTGAATATGCGCAATCGGCTATGCGTGCATACTTCCATGATGTACCGTTCACCCAA